AAGAATTGGTAAAAAAATACCTTGTAGAATGAAAGGGTATCCATTATCTGGTGGTAAGTTATTTAAATGTAAATTTCATGGCTATCAGAATTTTGATAAATTTAATAAAGCTAACTATACAGATGAGACAAGAATAAGACAATTATCCAAACTACTACAATTTAGGAACTATACAGATGAACAAATCAAAGAATACTATTACACAAAAACCAAACCAAGAATTGATAACAAAGGAAAATCTATCTACCATAGAAGAAAAATTGGTAAGAGGGTTAACCCTTACAGAGATACTAGAGGAAAAGCAGTATCCATTCAGTTTGATGAAGTTTTATCATTACTTAAAAAAAAATCCAGAAGCAGAGCATAAGATAACTGAAGCAAGAAAATTAGGTATCCAAACTCTAATAGACAAACTGTTGCAAGTTTTTAGCTATCAAGAAATTGAATCTCCACAAGAAATATTATTTATCCGTGAGAAAACAAAGTTTATCCAATGGATTGCCGGCAAGGTATCCGATTTATATAGTGATAATAAACCTATTAAACAAAATATTGATACTAAAATGACTATATCCTGGGAAGATAACAACGATGATTTGATTGATGTATCCGGGGATATAACTGATATATCCCCAGATGATAAGGAGTAATTAATCTTCTGATTTTTTTATATTAATAATTAATTCTATTTGAGAACTATAAGGATGATGTAATTCCTCATACTCTTCTAAAAAAGAAACCATTTTTTTTAATCTATTTCCGTCTTTGCTTTTAACTGTTGTAAGCAATTGATTTTTTAACGTCTTATTTCCTTTATACTCATTTCCATAAGAGTTAACTGTGTATTTATCTATGTACATTTTTTTCCTTTCTGTTTGTTATTAAAGTTTTTTAGCAATGTATTGAAATTTAGGATCATGATTTGCGTTCCCATATTCAACACGTTTTTGAAATAAAGTAACAATTTTACTTTCATAAGCACGCATAAATAAATTTGCTATATCCCTTTTGGAATAGTCATAAAATCTATCTTTTGCTAAATAACCCTCATGATAAGTTATTGCTTCTCCACTCTTAGCCATTTGTAGCCACGCTTCGTATTTGCTTAGTGTCATTTTTATTTTCCTTATTGTTTAGTTGTTTGTTTTTATAGTGAGTGTAAATAATTCCTTTAGCACTCAAAATATTTATTAGAGTTTGTTTTTTTAACTCTTCTAAATTATGTTTAATCATTAATAGTTTGGATTAAGATAGGGTATATCTTCCTCAATTAATTCTATACTGCACCTTAAACTTTCCAAATGTTTTTGATATATTTCATTGTCTTCATTATCAAAAATTTGATCTCTTTTTCTGTCAATCAATTCATGTAATACTTCAACAGATTTTTTGTATTCATCTTGTTTTATTTTATAGTCTTGCATATTATTATTTCCTTTCTATTTTGTTTGCATAAACTTTTATTAACTTAAACCATTTATCTTTATAAAGTTTTTTAAACTCTAAGTTTTCTGCTTTGTTATAAGCATTTGCTAAGTTATCTAATTGTTTTCTGCCGTCTATAAACAACTCATGTTTTCTTTGTCGATCACTCATTTTTCTTTCATGATTTCTTGCTTTGTTTATTTCTTGTACTATTCTTATTTCATCTATTGTTTGATCTGGCATTAAGCAACCCCCAATTCCTTTAATTTATTAGCTTGATTTTTTGTAATTTCAGTTTCTGAATAAACCTCTATTGCATTCATTTCAAAATCATCCCAAAAAACATTTGTTTTTAATTCGTTCTTTTTAGATAAACCCCAAAACTTTTTGCAATATCCATATTCTGACATTTGTTTATCAAAAATATAAGTTTCTAAATGCTCATATTCCCCAATAATACAATTGAATTTTACTAAGTATTTTTTTTTCATTTTTTTTTATATCCTTTCTAGATTGTTATAATTAAAACTATTATTAAAAATAATATTGTTACTGAAAAATAAAAATTAATATCTGTCAAATTTCCCCCCTTTCTTTTTTAAACTCTTCAAAACTTTCACATTTTGAACTTAAAATATCGCAATATTCAACGACATAATAACTATGTAAATTAAAATTATATTTCTTTTTTGTTTCGGAAATATCTAAATTAATTTCTTTTATTCTTTTATCCTTCCAATTCATTTAAAAGCCTTTCTATTTTTTTTAATGTTATTTTTTGCTCTAATATTACCTTAGCCGTTTCAATATCCCTGTTGTCTTTTTTTTCTGTATCCAAATTTAAAGAGCGCAAAAAGTGATCGATATGCATATCTCCAAATTTAATATTAATACCCTTAGACTTTGAATAATAATAATTATTTTCCAGGGTTTCCAGGGTGTCGCTTGCAATTGCTCTTTTATCAATTGCGCTTTGTATTTGTACTAGTTGTTTAAGTGTTGCCATTTGTTTTTTTCCTTTCTTTGGTTAGTTTATAAATCAATTACAAATCCGGAATTGTCACGCTCTTTTTTGCCGGTTTCCGGGTTTAAAAATGGTTTTTCTTTTAAGCCTACAATCACATTTTTAGGATCTGTAAATCTTAAATCGTGAAGATCCCCATTTATTACATTATAGCCTTTATAAGTTTCCGGGGGTGTATTTCTAAAAACCATTGCAACATTTCCCCCACACTTTAAAACTTCAAAACCCTCTTTGTGATTTTTTTCGTTTAATGAAAATGTTAAATGATAATTTTCCGGCAATTCCCCCTTTAAATATTTCATCATACGTTTAAAATGTTTTGTATAATCGTAAAATTGAATATTTTTAAAAGTTTGGATTAAATTATGATTTTCCCACATAATATCCGAGGTTGTGTTTAATCTTACAACCGGTTTTAATCCGTGCTTTTTACAAAGAATTTCAAAATTTCTTAATTCCTTTGAAGCCATAGATAAAAATTTTGCACGCTCTTTGAAATAAAATAGAGTTCTATTAGTTCGACCCAATGTTTTTTGGCTCATAAAAACCGGATTTCCGGAAGCGTGAAGACAAGCATTTCGGCAACCCTCGGATGAACTACCACAAGTATTGAACCCGGAAATTGAAGCCGGGATTAAATTCAAATGCATTTCCCAATATTTTTTTAACTCTTCAATTTTTGTGTGTTTATTTAATTTGGGATTATCCCCCTTTCTTAATAGATTGCCTGGTATTTTATAAGATCTATTTCTTAATTGTTCTATTGTCATTTTTTCCATTGTTTTTTTTTCCTTTCATTTTTTTTAAATAATATTTATTTTTTATTGCTTTTATATTGCCAAAATGTCGCATTAAATAAATAAAATATATCTTAATATTTGAACCATAAAATAAGCAAAAATAAGATAAATTGTTATTAATGTTAAATTTTGCATTAAGCCGTCTATTTTTTTAAATAATCTAGTAAACATAATTAACCCCCTTTATAAAGTTTCTGTAACAACTTCGACAGAGTAACCCATTGTTTTTATTTCCTGGATCTCTTCCCGGTCAAATGTTTTTTTACGCATTAATCTTGAAAATGAGTTTGAAATCTTGCATTTTGGGTATATTCGTTCAACCCCGTAAACAGTTTTAATTGATACTTTAATTTCCATTATTGACCCCCTCTTTTAACTCTTCAATTAAATCTTCAATATGATCTGTTACATCATAAAATTTTTTGATTATTTCATCATGATTTTCACTATTATGATAATCTCGAAAACCTCTATCATTTTGTAGGTTTTCTAATTCATTTTTTGCAAAATCAAGATTATTTAAAAATCTTTTTTTTGTTTTATTATCCATTGTTTTTTTCCTTTGTTGTTTAATTTAACTTATAAGGTCAATTTAAGGATATAATTAAAAATTATAACATGACAGATTGACGCATATATAGATTAGAATAATTCTAATGTTTATTTAAATTGGAATTAGAATTAGAGTTAAAATTAGAGTTAATTCACTATCCAAAAACAAAGCAATCAATTTTCTGTTTACGCATTATGACAATCGGATCTAAAAATTTCCGATAATTCCAGGTTATAAGAAAATCCTTATAAAATAGTTAACGATATATTTTTGTTACCAATAGTAATAATACTTATATCCACCTTTTTTACTATTTTATTGCAAGTTATTATCATTCTAAACTACCCCCTATACCCCAGATTTTACCGGCGATGTTATACATATATATACATGGATAATTTCAACACCCATACACACAGACACACAAACACCTAGCCAGTTATACAGAAACACTTTTTTGTTTTATTTTTTTTCAAATCCACTAGATATGGTATATGGCTTATCTAGACACAGACGATTTTGATTGTATTGCTTTTATAGATGAGAAAACTAATTCAGTAACAGTAAAGTTTATTGGCATACCTAACAAACAATCTGCAGATTTATTTATAAACTATGTAATGGTAACACTAGGAGTAGATTATCAACCAATAGATTATAGTGATAGATCAAAAATGATACACTAATGAATATTAAAATTCCTTATACACCAAGAAAACATCAAGCATTTCTACATAAACAGATTAACAACCACAGGTGGAGTGTGCTAGTTTGCCACAGAAGGTTCGGTAAAACAGTATGCATGATCAACCACTTAATTAAATCTGCATTAATGTGTCCACATAAGAACCCAAGATTTGCATATATTGCTCCTACATTTAAGCAGGCAAAAAGCATTGCCTGGGATTATATGAAACAATTTACTGATAAAATCCCATCAACAAAGTTCAATGAAACAGAGTTAAGAGTAGATTTACCTAATGGTGCTAGGATAACATTACTAGGTGCAGAGAACTCGGATGGTCTTAGAGGTATATACCTGGATGGCTGCGTCATAGATGAGTACGCAAATATAGACGGCAAACTATTTGCAGAGATAATTAGACCGGCTCTTTCTGACAGAAAAGGTTATTGTGTTTTTATTGGAACTCCAGCAGGAATGAACAATAACTTCTATGATCTCTACCAACACGCCAATGGCGCAGAAGATTGGTTTAACTACAAAGCTAAAGCAAGTGAAACAAAAATAGTTGACCAGGAAGAGTTAGACAAAGCAAAAGAAGTTATGGGTGAAAAGAAGTACCTACAAGAATTTGAGTGTGATTGGATAGCAAACATTGAAGGAGCCATATACGGAGAAGAGATAGCAAAACTAGATGACAAAAAACAATTAGCTAGAGTTCCCTACGATCCCACTTTGCCTGTCTCTACTGCCTGGGATCTCGGTGTCGCAGACCACAGTAGTATAATATTTTTTCAACAGAAAGGTACGGCAGTACAGATAATAGATTACCATGAAGAAAGAGGTCATGGCTTACCTCACTATATTCAGATGCTAAACGAAAAACCTTACATTTACAAAGATCACTATGCGCCACACGACATTGATGTACAGGAGTTTGGCAATGGCAAAACCAGAAGAGAGATAGCGTATCAGTTAGGAGTTAGGTTTAAGGTAGTACCGAAGCTACCAGTAGAAGAAGGTATTCATGCAGTAACCATGTTGCTCAACAGATGTTGGTTTGATACAGACCATTGCAAAAAGTTAATAGATGCGTTAAGACATTACCACAGGAAGTATGTAGACAAGTCAAGAATGTTTAGATCAAAGCCTGTGCATGATTGGAGTAGTCATGCTTGCGATGCGATGAGGTATCTAGCAGTGGGTTTACAAGAATTAAATACTAGACAAACTGCGCCACAAAGTGTAGCAGATAATAGTTATAGGATTATTTAATTATGGGATCAATATTCAAACCAAAAATGCCAGCGTTGCCACCACCACCGGCTCCTGTTGAACCACCAGAGCCAGAATTATCGCCAGAGGAACAAGCAAAGATTGATAAAGAACAAGCTGCAATTGAAAGAAGAAGAAAAGGTAGAAAGTCTACAATACTTACTGGACCATTAGGTATACAGGAAGATAAGGAAGAAAAACTAAAAACTTTATTAGGAGATTAATATGTTAGATAAAATAAAAAAAGCTATTAAGAAAATGAAACCTGCATCAAAAAAAGCAGAACCTAAATTTAATAACATGAATGATTTACAAAATGGTGTAGCAGTAAATAGAGAATCTAAATCTGAAACCAAATCTGAAACAAAATCATCTTTAACTTTCGGAAAATAATATGCCAGCATGGGATTTCTCTGGATACTCTTCAAATAAAAAAGAAAGCTACAGTACATCTAATGCTTTTTCTTCTGGATATAGTGGCGCAAAAAAAACATCAACATCAACATCAACATCAACATCATTTGGTGGTGGAGATAATAATAGAGAAACTTATAGAACTAAAACTCAATACACTCAATACACTCCAACACAAACAAAAAAAGCAAAAGCAAAAGTAGAAGCAGATAGAAAAGCAGATAATTTAAAAAGATTAAATGAAATGCAATATGAACCACCAAAATTTACAGGTCCAGTAGGATCAATTTATTCTGGTTTATTTGGTAAAAAAACATTTGAAGTAAATAAATCTTATTTTCAAAAAAAAGTTGCAGATCAATTTATAAATGGAAAAAAATCTGCTTATACAAATTCACCAGAATCATTTAAAAAATATATGGAAGATAGAGGTATGGGTAGAGTGGATGCTCTTGGTAGAACTATATCTAATAATGATAATGGTGGTGGTGGATCATATGTAGTTGAAAAAAATATTGGTGGAAAAACTTTACTTACAGAAACACCAACTACTGCAGAAGTTTCACAATCTAAAGCAGCACAAGTAGAAGATAGTATTGAATTAAAAAAAAGAAGAATAAAAGCAAAAGGAAGATCACCAACAATCATGACAGGAGTTACTGGCGCAACTGGTGGCTTGACTTTAGGTAAACCAAGTTTATTAGGAATGTAATATGGCACAATCAGAAAAAGCAAAAATTTTATTATCAAGATTTGACAGACTAAAATCTCAAAGACAAAATTGGGAAAGTCATTGGCAAGAAGTTGCAGACTATATGCAACCAAGAAAAGCAGATGTAACTAAGTCAAGATCTAAAGGTGATAAAAGAACAGAACTTATTTTTGATAGTTCACCATTACAATCAGTAGAATTATTATCAGCATCACTACATGGTATGTTGACAAACCCATCAACACCTTGGTTCTCTTTAAAATTTAAGAACGAAGATATGGAAGGAGAAGATGAAGCAAAATTATGGTTAGAGTCTGCTACTGAAGTTATGTACTCTGCGTTTAATCAATCAAACTTTCAACAAGAAATTTTTGAACTGTATCATGATCTAATTACATTTGGTACAGCAGCAATGTTTATTGAAGAAGATGATGAAGATAATTTAAAATTTTCTACAAGACATATTAATGAAATATATATTTCAGAAAATGAAAAAGGAAGAATAGATACAGTATTTAGAAAGTTTAGAATATCTGCAAGAGCAGCAATAAGAAAATTTGGAAATGTATCAAACAACATTGCAGTTATAGCAAAGAAGGATCCTTACGAAGAAGTAGAAATACTTCATGCAGTTTATCCTAGAGACGATTACAATCCTAAAAAACAAGACACAGAAAATATGCAATTTGAATCTATTTATTTAGATGCAGATTCTGGAGAAGAATTATCTGTATCTGGATTTAGAGAGTTTCCTTTTGTAGTACCTAGATACTTAAAAGCATCACACGAAATTTATGGTAGATCTCCTGCAATGACAGCTTTACCAGATGTTAAGATGCTAAATGAAATGTCAAAAACTATAATTAAGTCTGCGCAGAAACAAGTTGATCCACCTTTATTAGTTCCGGATGATGGTTTCTTGTTACCTGTAAGAACTGTTCCTGGTGGTTTAAATTTTTATAGAGCAGGAACTAGAGATAGAATTGAACCATTAAACATTGGTGCAAACAATACACTAGGTTTAAATATGGAAGAGCAAAGAAGAAACTCAATTAGAAATGCTTTCTATGTAAATCAATTAATGATGCAAGATGGTCCACAAATGACAGCAACAGAAGTTATACAAAGAAACGAAGAGAAGATGAGATTACTTGGTCCAGTTCTTGGTAGACTTCAATCTGAATTATTAAAACCATTAATAGATAGATCGTTTGCAATTTTAATGAGAAGAAACTTATTTGCACAACCACCAGAATTTTTATCTGGTCAAGATATAGAAATTGAATATGTATCACCATTAGCTAAAGCACAAAAGTCTACAGAGTTATCTTCTATTATGAGAGCGATTGAAATTATGGGTAGCTTATCAAATGTTGCTCCAGTATTTGATCATATCAATATGGATAAATTAGTTAGACATTTAACTAACATTGTTGGTGTTCCACAAAAAATATTAAAACCACAATCTGAATTAAATGCCGAAAGACAAGCACAAGCACAACAACAAGAACAAATGCAACAAATGCAACAAGTACAACAACTAGCAGAAGCAGGAGGAAAAGTAGCACCATTAGCAAAAGCATTGCCAGAAGAAGCAAAAGCAGTAGCTAATGCAGACACAGAATAATATGCAATCAGAAAAACAAATGGAAAATCTTATAAAAAGATTAAGAGATAATTATCAACATATTTTTAATACAGACGAAGGCAAAGAAGTTTTGTCTGATTTAGAAAAAAGATGTCACTATCATTCTACTACCAATGTAAAAGGTGATAGTCATGAGAGTGCATATATGGAAGGTCAACGCAGCGTACTTCTATTTATAAAAACAATGCTGCAAAAGGAGAATAAGAATGTCAAGTGAACAGATAACACAAAATGATGTGCCTGTAGAAGAAACGACACAAGCTACTACAGACACTCCTCAACAAACAGTTAGTTCTACAACAACAGAACAACCAACTGTTGCTAAATCTTGGAAAGAAACAATCTCAGAAGAGTTTAGAAATGATCCAAACATTTCTAAGTTTACTGAAATAGATGCGTTAGCAAAAAGTTATATCAACGCAACTAGAATGATTGGACAAGATAAAGTTGCAGTACCAAATGAAAACTCAACAGATGATCAATGGAATGAAATTTATGGAAAACTTGGTAGACCAGAATCACCAGATAAATATAAATTAGAAGTACAATCTGAAACAGTTCCATTAGATGAAAACACAGTAAAACAATTTGCAGAGAATGCTCATAAGCTAGGTTTAAATAATAAACAGGCTCAAGGTGTATTAGAATATTATAAAAACTCTATGGAAGGTTCTTTGCAACAAGCAAGAATAGATACTGAAACTGCTCAAGCAAATGCCGAACAAGAACTTCGTAAAGAGTGGGGTCGATCTTATGATGAGAATATAAAAAAAGCTGGTGCTATTGCTAAAGCAAACATGAGTGAAGATATTCTTAACATGGAACTAAAAGATGGTACTCGTATTGGAGATCATCCTTCTGTGATCAAAGGTTTTGCAAGCATTGCTAATCTTATGTCAGAAGATAAATTAGTAAGTACAGAAAGTGAGAATGTTGATAGAGGTACAGATTATGAAGCCGAAATTAGCAAACTTGTTAATGACAGGGATGGTCCATATTGGAATAAGTCTCATCCAGATCATGACAAAGTAGTTCAACAAGTATTTACTTTAAGAACTATGCTTAATGGATAAAGAAGAATTAAAATTAGAAATACTTCGTATTGTTGTAGAGAGTGGATCAGAAAATCAAAAATCTAATCCCTTGCCAATCTGCGAAGAATATTATAAATGGATTTGTAAGGCGAGTGAAAATTCGCCTAACAAAAGTAAGACAATTCGTAAGAACCTTACTGACAAGAAGGAATAGACTCTAGTCTAACAGACTTTAAATGCAAGAGAAGCCAGATTTTCTGATAACGTCTCTGTTTTGTTTTAACATTAACTTAACAATTAAGGAGACATAATATGTCAACTGAAATAACAAAAGCATTTGTAGAACAATACAGTTCAAACATACAAATGTTATCACAACAAAAAGGTTCTCTTCTTAGAGATAAAGTAAGATTAGAATCTGTAACTGGTAAGAACGCATTCTTCGATCAAATCGGAAGCGTTACTGCTACAGTAAGATCAACTAGACACTCTGACACTCCACAAGCAGATACTCCTCACTCAAGAAGAAGAGTTTCACTTGTTGACTATGAGTTCGCAGACTTAGTTGATGATCTAGATAAAGTAAGAATGTTAGTAGATCCTACTTCTAGCTACGCACAAGCTGCTGCTTATGCAATGGGTAGAGCAATGGATGATGCTATCATTACTGCTGCGCTTGGTTCATCTGACACAGGTGTTGCTGGTGGTACTGCTGTTGCATTACCTGCTGGTCAAAAAATCGTTGAAGCTGGAACTGCTGGTTTAACTGTTGCTAAATTAAGACAAGCAAAAGAAATCATCGATCTTGCTGATGTTGATCCTTCACTAAAAAGATACATCGTAGTATCTCCAAAACAGATCTCTGATCTATTAGGAACTACTGAAGTAACTTCAAGTGACTTCAACACAGTAAAAGCATTAGCTGCTGGAGATGTTAATACATTCCTTGGCTTTGATTTCTGTGTTTCTAACAGACTAGCAATCGCTTCAAGCAAAAGAAAATGTATCGCTTTCGTACAAGATGGTGTTGCATTAGCTGTAGGTAAAGACTCTACTGCTAGAATCGATGAAAGATCTGATAAAGGCTACGCAACTCAAGTTTACTATTCTGCTGCATTCGGTGCAACTAGAATGGAAGAAGCTAAAGTTGTAGAAGTTCAAGCACACGAAGCTTAATAAATAGAATTTTAGGGGGTGGAAGCGAGAGTGGAAACCCCCTAGAGTGCATGAAAAAGATACAAGATTTAAAACCTGTATTACATTTTAAAAAAGATAATTATGTATATAGGTATGTTTTGGTAGACAGGTTTCAGAATGATAGTAAAAATCATTATGGATTTGATACTAAAGAAGAAAGAACAACAGAAGAAATTTTTGCTTTAGAAAAAGATAGACAGATAAGGCGAAAGTATATAATAAGGAAATAGTATGGCATCAGTAGTAGACATTTGTAATGGAGCATTAAACCAACTTGGTGCATCA